TATTATGTGATCTACCTCCTAATACAAATTCAGTGGCTATTCTACCTCTTGAGTCTTTAGCCCAATGATCAATACACTTATATGGATTCTCTCTACCAGCTGTATGATGAATAAAAACATATTCATTCTTTATAGGCCCATTTATATACTCCCCTTCAGGTAAATAATGTTTATGGATTACTTGATTATACTCTGTTATAAAATACTGTTTAGAAGTATCACTATCTAATTCAGATTCTAAATCTAATATAAACTGCCAAGTTTGTTCACTTGGATTACCTGTTATAACTAAGTTATTTTTTTTCTGAAACTCTTTTACTTTAGCAATAGTATTAGGCCCATACAATCCATCTGGTTTTGCACCAACAGCTTTTTGTAGAATCTTAATATTTTGTTTAGTAAGATTCATCTTAATCTTCTTTAAAGTTTTTAATAGCCTCCATAAATGCTTTAGATTCTTCATTAGGTTCTTGACCTTCTGGAGTTTCAGCAAAAGCCTGTGCCATAAATGTTTGTGCTTGTAATCTTTCAGCTCTAGATTTTTCAATACTAGCTAAAAGCTCTTCATACTCTGCCTGAATTTTAAGATGTGGTAAATTATCTTTGTAAAATTTTGTAATCTCTTCTCTACGTTTCTTTAATTCTTCCGGAGAAAGATTTGAATTTTTTTCATCTAATTTTTTACTCATAATATTTTTATATAAACTTGTTGTTTACAAATCTATACAAAAAATATTTAAATAAAAAAAGTTTAATTTAAAATTGATAATTTCTTAAACCTCCTCTACACCCTCTTTTACTTCCTGAAGTACACTTATTTCTTTTTAGTGCTTGAGGTCTACTTGTATCTGGTACGTTTCTTGATCTAGGTTTTTTAGATTTGTTATCACTTTTCAAATCTTTAAAAAAATCTTTTACTGCTTTTCCCATTTGAGCTTTCTTAAGATCTCTTTGGTCATTGTAATATTTTAACGGATGTACTTTTTTATTTTTCATAGTTTTACCACTTTACTTTATTTGCCCAATAAGCCGCAGACATTTTACCTTTTTTTATATTTTTAGCATGTCTAGCTTTAAATGATGCTCGTTTCTTTTTCATTTTAGCTGACTCACCTGCTTTAGGTTTACCAGCTGTACTAGCGCCTTGTTCACCAAAACGAATAGTTTTAATCTTATCACCCTCCTTAGCTACAACAATGTGAGACTTCTTAGGATGCCCAGGTGTACGTTTAGGTTTATTAAATCCTGATACACCTGCTCTTGCTAATCTACTATCTTTTTTCTTTGCCATAATATTTAATCAACAACTTCTGTCCAATCCATAGCACCATAAATACCTTCAGCACCACCTACACTATTTACAGCTACTTCTAAAGTAAATTCATAAGCTGATTCTGTAGCAAATTCTGGAGAATTATTTACTAAAAATTGTAATCCGAATAAACTATCTTTATTTAAATTAATAACTGGAGATCCTTGATTTGATGATGTAACAAATCCAGATGCCATAATTTTAGATGTACCACTAACAGATGTTGCAGTAGTATTATACTCAACAATCCCTGATCCGCTCCATGTACCACCTGTTACATTTGATTCTCCTAATGTTAATCTCCAACTATAATATTTACCGCTACCTAAACCTGTTAAAGATATATTAGTTAAAACTGCAACTGCTCCTAAATTAGAAGCTTTTACTCTAGCGGATAATATAGGATAAAATGTATCTGCTACACTAAAAGTTACAGGTGTACTTATTGGAGTATGTATACTAAATTTAGAATCAAGTAATTCATATCCTCCTTCAGATATTGCTGTTGAACATATCTTTTTCATATCTGAACTAGCACCACTAGTTGACTCAATATAATATGTAATAGGTAATGTTCCTGTAGACATGTATGTACCAACAGTAACATTTGCATGCTCAAATGTATGACATAAAACAAAGTTACCATTAATTACAAAACCCATTCTAACAGTACCAGAACCTAACCATTCAATATCAGTAAAAAATATTTGAACTTTTGTTGAATCAAATGTAAAACCTGATGGTCCTGTCCCATCTAGTTTATCAACATTCCAATCTTGTTGATCTACTACAAACTCTTGTGATGATGAAGCACCTGTCTTTTGTCTTTTAACAAAACTCAACTGATCTCCAGATAATTGTACATATACCCCATCAGTTAAATCAAAATAACCTATTTGTTGTTTTATACCAGCTGCTGTTTGACCAAAGTTAAAACTAGTCATAATTAAAAGAGATTTACCAGGTTGATAAGCAATGTACTTATTTGTACGGCTCATTACTTTTCCAAATCCAGTAACACTTAAAGTTTCAGATCCTGTAATAGAATCAAAACTAATACTACCAGATCCATCAGTAGAGTTGACCCACTGAGATTCATTTAAAGCATATTTTGAGTTTGAATCAAATATTGTAAATGGTTCACTAGTACGTAATCTTCCAAATGCATCTACACTTGCGCTATCAAACTTAATTGTTTGTGATGCAATAGATGGATTCTTAATTGCTTGAAGCATTTCATAATGCCAAGTAAATGATTCTGGATATTGTGCATATCCATCTAAATAAAACCTTCTTTGTTTTCTATATTTTTCTCTAGCTCCCATAATAATTTATCTTTTTTTTCCTTTATGTAAACCATGTTTAGCATGCTGTTTACCTTTTTTAGTAGCGGCACGTTTCTTTTTGTTGGCTGCAGCTAATTTCTTTCTACCTGCTGCAGTACTTTTTAATTTAGCTATAGTTCTAGAAGGTGCATATACCTCACCGGTTTCAGAAGACTTTTTACCAGACTATCTAAACTCTTTTGTCTTTTAGTTTTTGTAGATCCACCTTTTTTATAGACACTTTTAGCCATTGGCTTTGCTGCTTTAGTTTTTTTAGCTTTCATTACTATTTCTTTTTACTTTTATATCCTCCACCAGCAGCTTTATAACGCTTAGCTAACATTTGAGCTTTACGTGCAGACCACTGTCCTGGTGCTCCACCTTTACTTCCAGCTTTAATTGAATTGAACAATCTCTTACGCATAGTAGGCTTTGTATAATTACCTGATGCATTTACTGTGCTTTTCTTCTTAGTTGCTTTTTTCTTTAATGCCATAACTATCTATGTATATTTAATTTATTATCTGAATCTTCAGCAGGAACTTTAAGTGTATTAAATATTGTACCAAGCACTTGCTGTTCTATTTCTGCAAATAAAAATTCTGGAACAAACATTTGTTGCATATATCTAGGTATACAATTATCATCTGTTTCACAAGTCCATCTAGATATATCACCTTCAAATACACCTTCTAACTTTATAGCATCCCAATCTATATTAGGCATATATAAATAACCATTTAAATACCAATAATACTTCTGAGTATTATATCTAAAAGATGTAGTATTAGTCATTGATGTATATGTACCTGGGCTTGTAGGTTGTAATTCAATAGATCCATCTAATGAACTCACCGTTCTAATCAAAGGTCCCCAATAACCTTCCATAAATGTTGGAAGCTTTTCTCTTGTTCTTTTAATTGTAATTCCACTTTGTATACCAGCACATGATGCTTCTACTTTATCTACTTCTATTAAATTTAAAAAAGGAAGGCTTTGCCATACACTATTAAATTTCATTAACTTATTAGCATGATCTTGCCTTCTCATTAGCAGTTGAGCATATTTTAGAACAAGACTGTAAATGTAACGGTCAGTTACAAAAGCATCTTGTACTTCTGCTTTTACTTGACCTCTAACTCTTGATATAATGTCTCCTATTGTTGTCATTTCTTATTTAAGTTTCAAATTCATCATAATCACCTAACTTGGATGCCGGTGGATCAAAGTTAAAAAGGTGTGCTATTCTATATTTATTTTTCATTACTCTATAATTATTCCAGTTCTTAGGATAAGATTTAGCTACAGCTCTTTTAAATTTTCTACAAGCTGTAAATCTCCAAAACTCTCTATTCTGAAATCTATACTTTGTAGAGTAATTAGTATAAAATATTTTTCCTATATTACCATCAGTTTCCCAATTTTTATTTTGCAAAACTTTTCCGTATTCTTTTGATAATGCATAGTTTGTATTTACTGACTTTGATGAAGGACATGTTCCTATAAATAAATATCCTAATGAATCAGGTAATTCAACACCATCTCTATTATCAATTACACCATTCCATAAACCATCATTATAAATTCTAATTATCTGTTTTAATTTGTTATTATCAATATTCTCATAATGAGGATATTTATTTTTAAATAACTTAATTATATCTGCATTTAAAAGCCCAAGTCTCTTCTCTCTATATCTAGAAGCGTTTAAATCAGGCTTTTTAAAATTATTAATCATAGTTTACACTTATAATTTACAAAAAAAAGAGCACTTAAAAAAGTTTAAAGGCTTCTGATTCTGCAGGTGAGTAAGTTAATTCACAAATATTTCCTGTAGATGCAGATTGTAACTCAAGTTTACCTGATCTTCTGTTACCTACAAACTTCTTATGATAATGCCAATAATCTGTTTTAGATAAACTAGGTAACGTCTTATGCACAAAACCTGTTGTCTCAGTTGTAGTTATATATTCAACTTTTTTATTTGTGTGAAAATGTCCCGTAAATAAAGTTCTATTTTTAGTTTTACCCCATTCAAGTGGAAACTCTGTTGCATATATTAAAGGTGTATTTTTACTTATTGAATCACCATGTTCAAATGCATTAAAGTTATCATGCCATATATGAACCTTTCTTTCTTCATAGTTTATATCCCATTCTATCTGCTCAGAATCAATTGATTTTGAAAGTGCATGAACTAAATGATAAGATGATAATCTATCATGATTACCAGGCACATACACAATAACTAATTTGTCACAATGGTTCACTAATAAATTTATTGCCCAATGCATTGCATCAAAAGCTGCTATATAAGCTTCTGTTGCTCTCATACTATTATCTAATGGTGTACCGCTGGTTGTTGTACCAGCCCATGTATCCATATTAATTAAATCTCCACCAACAACAAAGTATAATGTATTTATATTATGTGCAGCTATTCCTCTGGATATAAGGTTTGAAACTGTGTCTTCAAAATCTGCATCTATTGTATCATTACCTTCTTTACCAAAATGAATATCCTGCAATGACATCACACCACATACGTTTTCTTTATCTAAAGCAAAACCTTTTGGTTTTATTAATTTTGGAATTTTATACTTTTTTGGTTTCCAATTATCAACAAGATCTTTTAAATAATCCTGCTGTGTTGTTTTAATTTGTGTTACTAATGCGGAAACTCTCCAATGATCTGACATTTGTTTGTTCCAAAACTGAGAAAGTTTCCATTTAGTTGTATCAATATTTAGAAGCTTAATTATCTCTTCTGCTGTCTTAGGTTCTGTAGTAGTAGTTGCATTAAAAGTAGCTGTTCCTTTATCTAAGTCATAATTAAAATTTGTTTCCTTTGATAATTCTGCAGATTCTTTAGCAAGATGCCTTTTGTTTCTTCTTTCACTTAACACCTCATTCTTTAATTCTATGTAATGATTTTTAGATATGTTTAGCTTTTTAGAACAATACTCTGCGCTTTTCTTCCACTTTAATGTTTCAACTATTTGATTTTTGAGTGTTGACATGTTTAAAATTTTAGTTTAGAATTTA